GCCCGGCGGTGTTGTTCACATCCAAGTACCGCAGCCCAGCAGACGTGCCATCGCTGCAAGCGCCGAACCGACGGGCGACAGCCGTGATCTCCACGTTCTGCCATAATCCGTCACATCCGCCTGTGGAGGTGCTTCCTTTATACGGGTACACCGGGAGCGCTCCGAAGCCAGGTACTGTCTGGTATTTGTGCGGATAGAACGGTCCTGTCTTCTGGGTCGGCTCGTCATCTTCCGTCATGATCTTCGGGAGTGCGATCCCGGTGTCTTCATACGTAGCTCCGGTAAGGTCGTAGGAGTAATCCTTGCTTACCTTGAAACGTCCGTTTACCAGCAGGGTGTACGGGTCACGCATCCACTGCTGCCATGAGCCGAGGACAATGGAGTGCAGGATCTTGTTCAGTGACTTGCCATCACTGGTTCCATAGAACTGGCCGCCTCCGATGACGGCGTTCTGCTTCACGCCCATGGTCGGCTCCAGGCCTGCATCATATCCGCTCATGTTTCCGTTTCCATAGACTGCCTGGGTATTGGCGCTCTTTCCGAACATGATCAGCAGGTCTGTCAGCGTGTTTACGATTGCCCCACCGAAGAACTTCGCCCTGGTTCCGAATGCATCAATAGCCGTCTTCTCCTGGGCCGTGGTTTTACTGTAGACAGGCTGGACGCCGGAAATGCTTTTCATCTTGTCGCTTACAATGGATCCGTAAAACATCGGGATCCATACGCCCTCCAGCTCATTCCCGTCTTCGTCAATAAATCCCACTGCTTCGAAGCCGTCTTTTTTATTCATGGAGAATTTGACTACTCGGTCGTTCCCCAGCATATACTCCTGTTTGTAGATCTTAGGGATCCATGCGAAAGCGCCGCCATCATAGCTGGTGTTTGCTACATCGGATGCCGTCCCATCCTCTCTCTTGGTGTAGTCGTCTTCATCCAGTCTGTAGTCCGGTGTTCCATCGCTCTTTACCATCCAGGGTTTGTTTCCGAGGATAACCGGGAAATCTGCCCATGAATTAAGTGACGCTTCTCCAGTACTTTTATTTACGGTCAGCGGCGTGTAGTCCGCATTCATCCCGATGTACTCGATACGCTCTGTCGGGCTTAAGATGGCGCAATGCTCAATAAAGCCGTAGGTCCCATCTGCCGACAGGATGTTGTAGCATTTATCAAGTGTTTCCTTGTCTGCAACGTAGATTTTACTCATTTTCTCCTTCTACCTCCTCGAAATAAAGTAACCCATTGTCAACTCCCAGTACGTATTTGTCTCCGGTGGTCTGGTCATACAGATACGTCTGGTTTGGTGTGGTGATCGTGACCTGATCCGCATTTGCCACCTCGGTCAAGAAGTCCACGGTAATGGTGGACGGAAGTAGGTCATTGTATGCGGGCATATAATCCCACTGATCCGTCTCTGCGATAGCGATAGCGTAGAGGATTTCTCCATCGTCTGGGTCATTCGCAAAGATGCCGACCTCTTTCACGTAGTAGCCGTTCTGCAGGTTCCCGCTGTCCTGTTTGTTTATCATGATAAATTTGACATACACGTTGGTCTGATTCTGGGTCGTGACTGTGGTAAGTGGAAACGTCTGCTTCTGCGCCTTCAGGGATGTCCGATTGATGAGCGCCTCCCCGTCTGAATAGGAGCCGTTTCCGGCTGCAGCTTTCGTCAGATTGATGGTGCATTCCCCGGCCTGGGCTTTTGCCAGCAGAGCGATTCCTTTTGCCGTCAGTACGGCCTGTTTAAAAACTCCTGCCATTGGTTTTCCTCCTTCTATTGGATTTCTATTTCAGAATTGAACGCAGCTCCGGCGGCTGTCTTCTGCATTGCGGAGATCCCCGCCGCCTGCTTTGTCCCGCCGTTTAGAATGCGGATAGCGGTACTTGCCCACGCTGCTGCCGCAACGTGTACCACTGCCCTCGCTGACTCTATTGCCGGGTCTGCGCAATTCCCTATGATTTCCTGCGGATGGCTGATTGCTCCTACTGCCATCCTTGCATCCCCGTTTAAGGAAGCTTTGCGCCCCTGCGGGGAGTTCATAATTGTTTCTGCCGGGCTGGATACCGCCCCGGCGCCCACTGTCTCTGCCATGTCCGGGGACAATGCTCCGGAGTAATGATTTAATACCGGAAGTTCCGGCCTTGCTACAACGCCGGCCCCGATCCGCTCGTCCATATCCATCTTCCTTGTTACCAGGATCCTGCGGATGTGGGATCTGGTGTTCTTTACCCGGAGGATGATGGAGAGGAAATATTCCGCCATGCCTTCCGTCATCTGGGCATTGGTTATGATGTCAAAAGTCGCCGGGGTGTAGGGCGGCTCGTCATAATCGAACCACTCTACAATACTTCCTTCTCCGAATACGACCTCGATCAATTCCTCCACGGCGCTTGGCGTTCCCGCCCTGGTGTGCCAGAGAAGCGTCCGCTTGATGATGCTGCGCTTGGTGTCGATGTCCATGTCTTCCTGGTAGTACGGAGTTCGAAGTTCCGTTGCCAGAACGTCCAGCACGGTTTCCGGGAGCAGGTCGATCATAGCCACGGTCCTGGTCCGGCTGGCGTGGTAAAGGAGCCGCTGAACCTGCTTCTGCAGAGCGTAGCTGATACACTGTGTTTCGATGTCGTTCGCCATACTCACGGGCAGGAGGTTTAAGAGTTCTCCGTCTTCAAATCTAATCATTCTCAAGCCCTCCGTATGTCACCTTTTTCTGCCCGATCCTGGCCACTGTATCCGGTTCCACGGTCGTAAATACCGGGGCTGTGATTTCCACTCTCTTTGCCCCGGCTTCGATGATCCGTTTCGTCAGTTCTGATGGATTGATGTCCCTTCCGATGGTGTAGGTCTGCCACTTGATATACTCCTCAACAGCCGCCTGCACAGCTTCCTGTATGGTGTTCGCCTTTGCCTGGTCGCTCCGGTTGATGTAGTAGGTCAGGTTGATGTTGAACTGCTGCTGCTCCGGTGCAAGGACGGTCACGTGGTCTGTCAGCGGGCGGATTTTGTTATCCTGCAGATATTCTTCCAGGCCGTTCATGACCGTTGATGTCGGGATTGCTCCGTCTTCCATCAGAAAGCGGATTTCTACTTCTGCCGGATCCGGACTTGTAACTGTGACGCTTATAATGCCCTGATTATATTCCTTTGTGAAATACTCATAGGCATCGTCCGGGCCGGCCACGCTGTAGCTGCTGGGTGCGAGGAATACTCTCTCTGCAAGGCTGTCATCGTCTTCAATGTCGGCGCCGCCGGACGTGATCTCTGTGTTGGCCACGCTTTTGATATACGGGAGTTGGTCCACAAGAATGTTGACCTCTCCAACGGCGATGTCGTTTCCGCTTGCCCCCTCTGTCTGGCAGGTGCAGGGAACATCCACGGTCAGTTCTCCTGCCTGGATTTCAGCGTACTCATCGGTTTGGAAGTAAATCTCCCCATTTGTTACCCTGGTTCCCTCTGGGATTGCCGCCGCCCCTGTCATTTCTTCTGAAAGAGTAAACCGGACAGTCGTCACGGCTGGTTTTGCGTCCAGCCTGGTGATGCCTTTTCCGGCGGCTATATTGTCAAGGTATTCCCCGTAGGAGTATTTCAGCAGATCCTGCTTCCCTGCCCGGTCTACGAACAGACAGGCCTGAAAGATCTGGATCGAGCAGGCGTATAAAATAAGCGCCGCCGGATCCGCCCTTCTGAGTGTGCATGGCCGCCCGGTCAGCGTTTCATACCGCTGCTCAAAGTCCGCCTGCATCTGGTTCTGGATGTCGTCCAGTGTAATGTTGTCTATAAAACTGACCTCTGGCAAGTTTTCAAGTTCCGGTATCATATGCCATCCCTCCTTTCTACGTAAATGGTCACGCTCATGGAGCCAAGCGTCTTGGTCGGGCGCATCTCCACGCTTGCGATAGTAATTTCCGGGATGTACTCAGATACCTTTTCCTCCAGTTCAATGGCGAGAAGGTTTGCCGCCTCCAGGGGCGGCCTTGTCAAGAATTCCCCGGCCAGACCGAAGTTCCTGCTTCCCGGTATCATCCCTTCTATTGCCAGGATGAGGGCTTTCAGTTCAGCGTCTATGCGCTGGATGTACAGTCCTTCTGTGCTGCTTGTGACTGTGATCGTATCAATCTCTTTCATGCCCCGCCTCCTAACTGTATTCAGAAAATGTCAGGGAAACGGTCGCCTTTACCAGCTCCCCGTTGTTCCACACCTCATCCCAGGTTTCGCTAACACTTTCAATGACCTGTTTTCCGCTTCCGACTTTCTTTCCTCCGATATAGAGGTATTCCGCCCTTCCGCTTTCCACGGCTGCTTCGATATTGTTTATCATCGTCCTGGGGCTTACCCCGTGTCCGGCAGAGAGAAGGATGTCCAGTGTCACGCCGGATGCGTCCGGCCCCTTGAATTCCCCTTTTGGTTTTTTGTTCAGGATGGAGTGACTTTCCCAGCGCCCGGAGACGGTTCGCTTCATATTCTGAAAGGTCAGCATTTTCCTGGTGCTGACTTCAAACTTGATCACACTCCCCCAGTTTCCGATTGCCATATCCTGCCTCCTATACCTTTGCTTCTACGGCTGATAGCCGTTTTTTTATACTCTCGTTTTCTTCCTCCAGTTCGGACAGCCTGCCCAGGATACTGCCGAGCGTGGATGTTCCCTTTTTGTCGTGAAGCGTGATGTCCCCTCCGGAATACTGGATGTATGCTTCCCCGAACGCCTTCCCCAGTTCCTTGCGGAAGATATTCTCCCCGCTGACTGGAGGGCGGTTCCCTTTGTTCCAGTACCGCCCCATGACAATCCCCGCTGACTGCCCGTTGGACATGTGGAGGACAAGGACTTCCTGTCCGATCCCCGGCATCTTGTATTCGTCCGTGAGGGAAAACACCGGGAAGTTGTCGGTTGTGGAATTGTCCAGGTCCGGGTATGTCACGCTAATCATCCCGTTTGCGTAATCAATGGATGAGACTTTTCCCATCCGGATCAGTCTTTCTGCCATTCCTGCCTCCTTTAATCGAATGTGCCTTCGTCTACCCAGCCATAAACATTGGACGAACTGTCTGTATGGATCAGGTGCCATGGATGCGCCTTGCCGTTTCCTGCACAGTCCGGTCCGAGCGTGATCTTTGCTTTGCCGGCCCGTGCCGAGTATCCCCTTGCACCAGGCCAGGAAGATACATAGTGGGTTCCTCCGTGGAAGTTTACAATGTCTCCGACCTTGTAAGACTTCTTTGCGGGCTGCGGCTTTGGTTTTGGTTTCGGCGTATAAGTTAGCCGTGTCTGGCACTTATGCAGCTCCACGCTCTGGGTCGTTCTGGAGTCCGAGACTTCCACTGTACTTTTATCCACAAAATACTTCCCATTGGCTTTTCCCATCCCTGAAATGGTCACGCAGATTCCGGCGCAGATTTTTGGGTTTGGCCAGATCTTTCCGGAGATGGTGGTCGCCTGTTCATTGGACTGATTGACCTGCGCCGCAGCCATGTAATAGGCGGCATCGTAGTCGTCCGCCACCTCTGTAATGTTTAAGACCCGGCTCCCGGCGGCGTTCTCAGCCTTTAGTCCGAGATAGACACTGATTTCCTCATTGTCTTCTCCGGACTTGTAGGAAATCCTCGCCCCGGTGTACGTTCCCTCGATGGAGTCCGTGTATTCCCATTCATCATCAATAAAGGAGTCCCTGGTGATCGTGGCCGACGCCGCTTTCTTCTCCTGCTGAGTCTGGTCATAGACCACAATCTTGTTGTTGAACACCTTCATGGAAAGTCCGTATTTTTTGCAGAGATCATATAAAAAAGCACTGTCTGTCTTGTCGGACTGTTCAATGCTCGCTATCGTGATGGTTGGCCCGCTGTAGGAAAGAGACAGGCCGTACCGCTTTGCGATCTCATTGGCAATATTCTTGATCGTGACGTTCTTCCAGGTCTTGGTTCGTTCCCGAACCTTGAAGGACTCATTGGCGGGAATTGCCACACCCCCGAGGGATACCTTCAGCGGACCGCCGGAGAACTTCACTTCATCCAGGATGAATGTCCCGCAGTTCAGCTTCAGGTTCTCCCCGTCTTTATTCCAGTCCTGGAATGTAATGGTGCCGCTGATCTTATCCCCCTTGGTCGGATACCACTGGTTCATCCACTTCATGTCAATGTTCTGGAGCGTGATGTCTATGCTGTCGCTACTTCCGGAAGCTACATCTTCGCAGGAGACGCTCTCCAGGTAATCCGCCAGTTTTGTGCTGACGTTCTTTCCGTTAAAGGACAGGCTCGGCACTGCTTTCCTTGCATTACTCATCGCCATCCTCCTCTACGGATGAATAGGGTTCCTCGCTGGCTTCCTGCCGCCAGAACACCGTATCCTCGGTGTCGTAGTCCTCTGGGACGTCCGGCACGTTGATCACGGTTCCCGGCGGGAAAGTGAGGTAATCCAGTAGGGGCATATTCGCTTCCGCCAGGAGTTTCATATATTTCTCGCTCCCGTAAAGTTTAAAGGCGACCAGATCCCAGCAGTCGCCTTGTACCGTGGTGTACGTGTTCATCTGGTTCGCCCTCCTTATGCGAATGCTACCCGCTTATTCTTTCGCAGGTACTCTTTCATCATCTTTTCAAATTCTTTCTGGCTCATGCGGTTCGCTTCCACGATGTCCTCTTTGCTCGGTGCTTCCCCTTCGAAGTGGTAAGTCGGGCTGAATACGAAGGTCGGTCCCTGCCCACCTTCTGACTGCCTGCTCCGTCCTCCGGTTGTGCTTCCTGAAAGGGTTCCTACTGTTTCTCCAAGAACGGCACTTCTGGCTACTGTGGTTTCCGGCATCTGAATGCTGCGAATGTCCTGGGCCGTATCCATGACTGGCTGCGCCATAGACGCAACGGCTGCCGCCTGAACCATACCTCTTTTCTTTTCCATTCCTCCCGCAAGACCTTCGTCTGCGTACTCGCCGGATTTCTCCAGCAAGGCTGACGGGGAATGGATCTGCAGCGCAGAATTGACCGCTGCTGCCGCCTGTGAAGCGATACTTCTCGCTGTGGCGATTACAGAAGCTCCCCTTGCAGAAATACCAGCCTGCAGTCCAGCCATCATATTGACGCCAGACGAATAAAGGTTCACGCTCGCAAATGCTGCCGTGATTCCGCTCGCAGTGGACCTGGCAATGGCTACGATCCTGGTTCCGCCAGACTGGAACACTGCCACCATGGTGGTGGTTCCGCTGGTCGTAACGGCCACGATCACTGCCATGCCGGAAGTCATTGCCGCCTGAGACTGCATCATTCCGGTCTGCACATTCATGCTGACCTGTTGCATGCCCGCCGTCATACTGGCCGCTACGAGAGCCATTCCTGCGCTTACTGCCGCTCCCATCTGGGAGATTCCGGCGGAGATCGTTGCTGTTCCTGCAAACGCTGCCACAAGCCCTGTGATGGCTGTTCTTGCCATCGTGATGGTCATCGCCATGGACATGAACGTCTGGTTTGCCCGAAGCAGTGCCTGGCCAAGCATGGTCATGCTGGCTGCCGTCTGCATCGTAGGCGCCGCCATGGTCATCATGGCTGTTGCCGCCGGAGTGATTCCGGTTGCCATTTTGGTAAAGGATGCGCTCAGCATGGTTGCTGTGGTGTTCATTCCGGTTGCTGTTGTTCTGAATAATGTCATGGCCATATTCATCATGGTGATAGACATGGTTGCCATAGTAAGGCTCATGCTCATCATTGTGATGGTCGCCACAATCAGGGTTAACGCTGCAGCCAAGGCCGCCGCTGGTGCTGCCGCTGCCAATGCCGCCGCTGCAAACGGCACGAGTGCTGCTGTGGGCGCTACCAAGGCTACTGCCAGTTTTGCCATGCTTGTAACCATTCCCTTTGAAGAACTTTTCAGGGAATTCATGCTGGATACCGCCGTTTCTCCCATAGTGGCCATGGTAGCGATTGCGGCCCCGATAGCCGCCATTTCGATTGCCAAAGGTGCGAATGCGAGGTCTGCTGCCAATGCTGCAACTGCCAACGCCGCCAGCCCTGCGGCTGCCACAAGAGATCCGGCTCCGGCGATTGCTGTCCCGGCCCCGAAGACGGTCATGGCCGCTCCCAGAGCCAGGATTGCCACGGATCCACTAAGTCCCGAAGCTGCAATCTGCGGAAGGACGCCTGCGATCATGGTCAGGGCTGCCGCCCCAACGAGTGCCGCCGCATTTACCACCAGGAACGCCGCCCCGACTACTGCAAGGGCTGCGCCAAATGCCGCCAATGCCGCCGCTCCTGCAAGAAGCAGGGGTGCGAGTAATCCCGCCACCGCTCCGAATGCAAGGATCCCGGCTGCCAGTGCTACCATAGCAATCTGTGCGGTTGGTCCTGCCGCCGCAAGCTGGGTAGCTGCCTGCACCAGGATTAGCATTCCTGTAGAGCATAGGATCAGCGCCGCTCCCATTGCCAGAAGGCCTGCGGATGCCGCTGTCAGCATGGGGCCTAAGAGTGCCGCCACAGCCATGAAAGCGATTAATCCAACGCCCATGGCTGCCAGTGTAATTGTGGCTCCAGTTCCCGCAGAGGATATCTGGATTGCCGCTGCTGTCAGGATCGCCATGCCTGCCGCCGCCATGAGGATAGCTCCTCCAAATGCCAGGAGTCCTGGCGTTGCGGTTGCAAGCTGGGTTCCCATTGCTCCTGCTACCGCCAGGAAACCAATCATTCCGGCTTCCATAACTGCAAGCCCTGCGAGCGCCAGCGGTCCTGCCGCAGCAAGCTGGGTTGCCGCCAGTGCCATCATGGACATTCCGGCAGATGCCATAAGGATCGCCCCGCCGAACGCCAGGAGTCCCTGAGAACTTGCCTGGAGTTTTGGTCCGACTGAGGACGCAAGCTGCATAAGGGCTGCGATGCCAAGTGCCATGGCTGTCATTCCGATCAATGCTACGGGGCCGGCTTCCCCGATGCGGATCGCTGCATCCGCCAGAAGCCACATGCCTGCCGCCGCCATTCCAAACCCTGCGCCTGCGCCAAGGATGTTCTTGGATGTTGCTGACATGGCGCTTCCTGCTGCGCTGAGTCCCTTTGTTGCTGCAGGGGCCGCTTTCCCGGCTCCCTTCAGGGCAGTTACAAATCCCTGTACAGATTTGACCATCCCCGATATTTTCTTGAAAGCTAAAAATCCCGCCGCTACCGCCGGGATCAAAGCCAGTATTTTCTCGAATGGTGCCACGCTCTCATCGCCCAAGAAATCCACGTAGCTTGTGAGCGCCTCCTTCGCTGCGTTCATCAGGTATGCGACCGCTTCCTTCGCTGCCGCTCCTAATTCTGGGGCGTGTTCAATGATCCCCCTTGCCATAGCCACGATAAACTCTGCGCCGATGACTACAAGTTGTGGCGTGATTCGGATCAGCCCGTTGGCCGCCGCCACAGCGGTTCGTGCCAGTCCGTCCGTGATCTGGTCTTTATTCTGTTCGATGCCGTCTATAAAGGATTCCACCAGGCTTGCCGCCGCTTCGATCATGTCCGGTGCAGCATCTGCAATCCCGGCCGCTCCGTTTGCAATCTCTGTGCCAAGCTGGGACACCAGCCCGGAAAGGCCGCCGCTTTCAAACGCCGCCGAGAGATTGTCCAGCATGTCTCCGGCGGCATCTACCACATCGCCCAGGGGCGTATTTACGCTCTCGTAGAATGCGATTCCCAGGTCGTTGGCTTTGTTCTTTAAGATCTCCAGCCTACTCCCCATGGTTTGGTATCTCTGGTTTGCTTCGTTGGTCAGTGCCACGTTTTCGTCCCAGGCTGCGGTTCCCAGCTCCAGTGCTTCCGTGAAGGTATTCGAAGCACCTGCTGCCCTCAGGAGCATGTCTCGCATACGGATTTCTGTGATCCCCATCTCATCCAGGACGGCGATGGCGCTCTTTCCTTTGGATTCACTCTCCGACAGTCCCTTGATAAAACTTGCCATGGCTCCGGCTGCGTCCGTCTGGAATGCCTGCTTAAATTCCGAAGCGCTCATCCCGGCTACGTTTGCGAACTGCTGAAGGGATTCACTTCCTGTCTCCACCGCAAGCTGCATGTTGGAGAGCAGGGTACTGAACGCAGAACCTCCGGCTTCTGCTTCAATGCCGACCGAACTTAATGCGGCGGAGAAGGACATGATCTGTGCCTCCGTCATACCGACCTGGGATCCTGCTCCGGCGATACGAAGTCCCATTGCAGTGATCTCGCTCTCTGTCGTGGCGAAGTTGTTTCCGAGGGCTACGATTGTGGAGCCAAGTTTCTGGAAGCTGTCCTGTGGCATGCCCGTGATGTTTGCCAGCCTTGCCAGCGCTGTGGCCGCTTCATCCGCACTCAGGTTCGTTGAGTCGCCCAGCATGACCATAGTCTTCGTGAAACTTAGGATATTCTCATTCTGGATGCCAAGCTGTCCGGCTGCCTCCGCTACTGCTGCGATCTCTGTGGCCGATGTAGGCATCTCTTTGGCCATATCCCGGATTCCCTGGCTCATAGCCTGGAGTTCCGCCTCCGTAGCGTCCACGGTCTTCCTGACGCCTGCAAAGGCCTGTTCGTACTGGATTCCGGCGTTGATCCCGGCGGCGGCAAGAGTTCCCATGGCCGCTGCGCTGGCGCCCAGGGCGGTGGCTCCGACCTTTCCAGTCTTTGCGAGAGTGTTAAGCCCGGACTGTGCGCCCTTGAGCGCTGAGTTGAAGGAACCGGACAGCTCCCCCGCTATCTTAATTGCTACTTTATAATCGCTCATGGCTTTGTCTTGCTCGCCTCCTTCTGGATCTCACTTAAATCTTCACATAGTTCTATGATGTCAAATAACGACAGGCCCAGAAAGTAATCCAGGCCTGTCGTGAGATTTTGGGAAAGCAGAATACATACTTTCCGCAGTTCTTTTGTGTCGCTTAGTCTTATTCCTCTCCGAAGAAAAAACTTGTCACTTTGTTCTTTACCTTGATGGCGTCCTTCGGCTTCAGTGCCTTGAAGAATTCAATCGGGTACCCGGTCGCACTCGCTGCGATGATCAGGGTGTAGTGCAGGTCGTTTTCCGGGAGGACGCTTACCGTCCCGGAGGATGCAAGCACTTTGTTTGCCTTGATCATGTCTTCCGCCGTTACGTTCTCCATGCCGGAGAAATCAAGTTCCGAGATCTTATCTCCCTCGAAGTCATATGTTCTGGACAGCTTGACGATGCTCTCCGCATCGTCAGCCGCCTGGGTTACTTTTTTGGTTTCTGTCACTTCTGCTGCCATGGTTTTCCCTCCTTAGATCTGCGAACGAATTTTCGCCAGCATGTCTTTTCCGTTCAGAACGAATTTAAAGTTCAGCTTGTCCAGCTCCAGCGTGGTCTTGTTGTTGATCATTACCTTGATGTAGAGGATCTCCAACTCGATTTCCGCTTCTCCCTTTTTGCCTTTTACAAATTTGCCAAGCGTTGTGGTGGATGCCTTGCCCCTTACCACGATTTTTACCGGATAGTAATCCGTTGCTCCCGTTGTCGGGTCCATGCACTGCATAGATCCACGGAGGGTCAGTTGCGGCGGGTTTGTGGTATCCATCAAGCTGAACAGATCCTCATAAAGCACGGCGAACGGGATCTTGATCTTTGCGCTGGAAAACTGCCCCGTTACCGGGTCTTCGATTTCTCCGAGTACGCCTGCGCCCTCGATGGTATCGTTCAGTGCTTCCAGTTCCGGAAGTTCGATCTCGCCGGAGATTCCGATCAGCTTTTTGGCTTTGTCATTGTAGACGTTATAGTGGTTTAATACCTCAGGAATTACGATGCCCATTCTTACTCACCTCCTGCTGTTAATGTGCTTGCCAGAAGCGCCGTATCGTAGGACAGGATATTGTTGATCTCCTGTGCCGGGGTGTACGGTGCAATGCTCTGCCGGAACGTCATCCTTCCTGCCAGGATGTCCGTGTCCGGGTTGTCGCTCTTTAAGTACTGAATACTTGCGCCGGCCCATTTGTCCGGTGCATATGCGGCGCAGCGGATGTTCTCCGAGTCTACCACGCTCTCGATCAAGATCTGGTTCATCGGGTCATCCACCTTGTCGAAGTAAGACAGGATGAAGTTATTTCCCTGCCAGTTGAACATGCGGCGCACCGGGAACCAGATATCTTTCGGATCCGTGCTGGCCGGGTAGGATCCGGTGTAGTTGCCCCAGAGTTTCCACCCGTTCATGTTCAGTGCAGTTGCCACGCCGTAGCTGTTGACTACGTTCGCCTGATCCTGGTCCAGGTTTACTTCTGTCCCATCCGCAAGACAGGTTCCGGTCACACCCAGAAGCTTATTGGACGGGGAAATGCTCGGCACATCATCATTGCTTGCGTCCGTATAGGAGATCAATGCTGCCGCCACGGCGCTTCCTGCAAGAATGTAATCCCCCACCCTGAAGGAAAGCCACAGCGGGTAGCAGAATTCCGAAGTGAAGCCGCTGTTCTCCTTGATTTCTCTCACATCCGTGTATTTGGTCGCTGTAGTGGTATCCAGATCCAGGATTGCCATAGCCTTGAAGACACCGTTGATGTTCGCCGCCTTGGCCGCCAGTGCGATGCCGACCTCCGGTTCCTGTGACCATCCGGGTGCAAGGAGCAGACCCGGTACCACGCCCAGTTTCGGATAAACCTGGCGGATCAGTTCCATTCCGGTTTCCTTTCCGCTTGCTGCATTGTAGCTTCCGATGATGTCCGTCTTTGTGACCACGCTCGGATCTATGACCTTTCCTGAGACGGTCAGCGTCTGGGCGCCCTGTCCTCTCCCGCCGCTGATCAGGTTGATCAGAAGCGATCCGTCTGTATCAAACTCTGTCGTGTAGTCCGTTCCATCCACAAGTGTCTGGTCCCCATTCTGCACGGTCAGCATGGACGGGATCACGCCTTTTTCTGTAATCCTTGCCTGCAGGAGTTCCACCTCCACGCTGCCTGTTGTCATTGCCTTGTTATGCATGGACGGATCAAGCACGTTGATGTAAACGACCGGGGAAACCTGAAAGAGGTTATTGGTTGCGTACATCGTCTGGCAAAGCGTGAAGTTTTCAAAGTCATCCACGTATCCCAGTGCCGCCATCGCTTCTGCCGCTGAGTTTGCCAGGATCGGGATGTTTACGACCGCCGCCGGGTCTTCGACCATATGGACCGGTGCCGTGCCGATCACGACCTGGATGGAAGATCCGCTCGTAATCGGGGCGGTGAGAGCTGTCCCCTCCTCTAAGATATAAACTCCATGTTTCATCTGTTATTTCCCTCCATTCTTGAAATCCAGCGCCCTCATGAATGCGCTGTAAATGTAGCCTTTGTGTTCCCGGAGCATCCGGCAGGCTGTCGGGTACTCTCGAACCGGGATGAACAGGTTTTTAAGTTCCGGCGCCTCCTGGAGCAATTCCTGCACGTTTCCCGGTATTTCTGTGTAGACCCTGTTCTGGATGCCGATCCCGTTGACTGTGGGTCCGACATACATGACAGGTTCTTTCTCTGCGCTTTTCTTTGCTGCCGCCCGTGATCTTGCCGTTGGCTTTGTCTCCGTTGCGGCTGTTTCGCTTTTCGCCTTAGTCATAGTCTGGTATCCTCCTTCCTATCTTTGGCACGTTGAATTTGATTTCCACACCGCCGAAATAAAACGGATAGGTGTCTTCGTCCTGGACTGCCCACTCCATGTCTTGTTCTGCCCGGAACTTATGGTTTAAGAGCGGTTCCGCTGCGAACCGGTCCGTGATCCTCTGGATCATGACCATGATGTGTTCATGCCCTGGGACTTCCTTATCGTTCTCGCAGACGCCCAGTAGAATGTCTGCAGTAACTATCCACGGGCTGTCATCGTCAGCGGTCTTTCCTCCTGAAAGCCGGACGATAAAATAGGGGAAGAACTGCGATTCATCCTCATCGTCTGCTGTGACGAGTGGGAGGCGATATTTATACCCTTTCACGCCCTCCACGCTCTCTCCGGCGGTGTTCTTAGTTACCACGCCCCGGAGTATGTTTTCGACCTCAGTGATGAGGTCATCGTAAAGTTCTAAAGGTGTCATGCCTGCCTCCTGTTAAAGAATTTTCTTTACCTGTTCCCGGATTTTATCGTGCAGGGTCTTCTCAATGAACGGCTGAAGGTCTCCCTGTCCGCCACGCTCGCCTTCGTAGATTTTGCTGACCATCATCGGTACCGAGTTGGAGTGCAAAACCTTCAGCGGGTATCGACTCCTGGTTTCCCTCTGGACAATCAGGCCGCTTGCCCGTCCTCCTGGGGCAACAAATGCAGCGGCTCCGGCATCGTTGACCAGACTTTTCAGCCCACTCTTTGTGATGTCGGCTTTTACGCCCGACTTTGGTCTGCTGACTTTGAACTGCTGAATTGTCCTTGGTCGACCCTGAGATTTGATAGTAGCGTCCAGATGCCCAAGGTTCGCCCTCTGGATCTGGATCTCGCTGTTGAAGGCGCCGGCTTTGATAGTGTATCCTGCAGAACGCCCGCTTTTGATCTTCCTGTTTGCAATCGTTGCGGTCTGATTTATGGCGTTCCGAAGGACTCTGGCGGCTTTACCCGGTGCATCAGCCAGCTTCCTGTTGACGTATGCAATATCCTTTTTATTTACTTCGATGTAAAAAGTATTCATGCCCTGTTTGCCTCCAGTGTGATGGAGTAGACGCCGTCTTCATCGATGGCATCCACTACCCGGAATGTCCGCTTGTCCAGCGTGAGAATGCTGCCCTGCTTTGGCATCGGTCCGAAGTCAGATGCCGCCACGTAGATCAGTCTCTGGTTTGTGAAGATCCCGTCCATGTTCTGGTTGAAGCGCTTCTCCCGCTCGATCTGTTCGTTGTTATCGATCAGGACGGCCATCTCCGTCCCATTGACCGTGTGGGTGTCTGCGAATTCTTCCAGATTTAGGAATACATTGTGGACGTCCGCTTTAATGATATCCTTGAAGCCCATTACACCTTTCTCCTTCGTCCGGTGCTTCTTGTGGGTGTCTTTGGAACTTTGCCGACCAGGTTTTCATCTGTTTCCCCGTTTGGAGATTCCCCAGCCAGCCCCGCTTCCGCCGCTGCAGGTTTTGCCTTTGGCGGCTTCTTGGTGTCCGGGTCGACCCAGGCGGCGGTTCCGGCTTCGATCCACGCCTGCACCATCCCGGCATCATCTGCCGGGAGTTCCTCTCCTACCCAATACTGCCTGGACCGGTAAAGGATAGGATATACTGCTATCAGTCTCATCTGGATCACTCCTAACCGATTTTTACGAGGATTTTTTCATCCCCCGCTGCCGCATCTGCTGCAGCGAAGCCTGCCGGAGTGTATGCTGTCGGTTCTTCCTCGCCGTCATTCGCCGCTTCCGTGATCCCAGTCCTGTCGAAATAGACGGCGGTCCCCATCGGGATTGCGTTCTCGCTGGTCTTCTCAAACTCGAAGACGCCGCACATATGAAGATCGCCTACTGCTCCGGGCGCAATGTCTGTCCCTGCAATACCGATCCTCCCGGGAAGTTCCACCACGGTATTGGCTTCAATAGTCGCCACGCCGCTGTTCTTGTAGTCGAGGGATTCCCCTCTCTGCCAGTATGATGCTTTTCTCATTTCAAAGTCCTCCTTTCCCTTACGCTAAGTTGATCGGGTTTTCTACCTTTACGCCAGGGTTCTTGATGGCTCCACGGTAATCCATGACGCTGATGCCCCAGTCGAGATAGATATCCCAGACAAATCCCAGGGTTCCCGGCGTCTCCATCCTGCGGATGTTCGGGATCTCCTGCCCATTCAGGTAGTCTACTTCGATGAAGTCCGTATCATCTTTCGCTCCTAATAACCACCACGGCATTACGTTTCCGAAGCCGCCGCAAAGTACGTTGATGGTCGGGTCTTCCACCACCTGGATGCTGTCCTTGTAGCGATACAGCGGGTTGACCGCCTGAGTGTTACCCTCGGTATTGATGGTCGGAGAGAAGAACAGGGTGTACATGTCAAACATGTATCCGCTCGGTACGATAATGATTGCCGGACGGATGATGATTGCTTCCCCGAACTGGTCTTTCTGGTTCTGCAGTGCCAGGATCATGCCCTGGACAGCTTCCTTTGTGATTCCGGTCCCCTTCGCCAGTAAGTTCATGTGTGCGCTGCTGAACAGGGCGGTTCCGTCATAAATCGCCGGATTGTTTACCAGGATCTGGTAGCACTGCTTGTTGATGGTCTTTCTTGCGCTGGCTGCATACTTAGCCGGGATCCTGGTTACCAAATCAATGTCATCGTTGATGAATGCCTGGCGAGTCAGAGTAAACTGGCGCCCGTAGGTCTTCAGTTTTCTGGTCGGCAGCTTCTCATCTCCGAAGACGTCATGCTTCAGTTCCCCGCCTTCCGGAACTTCCAGGAATTCTCCTACCGGGCCAGCGATATAATTGTTGTCATGAGTCTTGAAGTCCTTCAGGCTTCCCTTCTTCGTCCACTGATCGAACGTAACCGCTACGGTCTTGTGGCCTTCCACGTATGCCTTGTTGATGGCGTTGTCGAGAATGGCCGGAAATGCTGCAGTCGGGTTGTAGAACTGTCTCTGGAGCATACCGTACAGTTCATCAGCGGTTCTTCTGTTCAGCCCGCTCTGGCCTTCCGCAGTCAGGCACTCGATTGCCAGGTCACGGAGCGTCATGCCCATCATCTGACGGGCGCCCTCTGCCGGATGATCCAGCGCAATACCGCTTCTCATTACGAGTGCGTCTGCCGCTGCTGCACGGAATTTATCTTCCTCACTTTCGATCAGGGGCACACTTCCCCTTGCCGGGATCGGCGCCCCGTGCTGACGGACGTGTTCCAGCGCCGCCGTCCTTACTGCATCCACGGTACTTCCGTCCTGGATAAAGGTGTCTGCTTCAAGTCCGAAGTCTCTGCAGATACCCGTGATCTCACGGATTCTCTGTCTTTCTCCTGCCACTGCCCTCTGGGTATCCGCTGCGGAATCCGCCTGGGGCTGCTGTGCTGACGGCGGTACGTTGACCGGGTTTGCGCTTCTCTGCGCCTGTTCCTCTGCTTCGATCTCCCCGTTTAAGGTTTCGATCTCTCTCTGCAGGCTGTCAAATTCTGCCTGTTCCTCTGCGGTCAGATCTCTGCCCGCAGTTTTTGCGGCATTGACAATTTCCTGCTGCCTGAGCATTTTCTGCTGTCTCTGCTGTTTTTTGTTCATCTCTGGTTACCTCCTTGAATGATGTTTTTGTTTATTTGAAGCTGCCGTTCATACCAGTCGAGAGTGCGGTTCTGCGTCCCCGGCTCGGTTTCTTCCAGTTCCCTTCCGACACCGACCGTGGGATCTGCAGGGACGCTCACGATTGATATTTCGTAAGGTGTCCACTTCCGAGCGATGTCTGCCGGTCCTGTGAACCTTCCGTCTGCCGACTGCTTGTTGGGCATTACTTCCTCCCACGAATCTATCTGATAGCCTACGGACGTTGTTTTCAGCGTTCCGCTCCTGACTTTCTGATAGATGAGGTCTGCATCTTCATCGCTGTCGAATTCGACCTCTGCCATTCCACGCATGTTTTCGATCCATGCTCGGTTTACTTTTCCGATGACACGGTTCCTGTCGTGGTTAAAGAGCATCACCCCGATTTCGTTTAATCGTGTAAGGTCTACTGCTCCATCTGAATGGTCGAGGATCTCTGTCCCCCACCATCTTTCATAGGGTTCTTCTGAGGAAAAAGAAAGGATGAACTTTCGCTCATTCCCCTCGCCTTCCATTGCCCGAATGGAATTAACTTCGAGTTCCCTCGTCATCGTCTTCGCCTGTCTCTGATCCGGGTTCTTCGTCTGATTCACTGCCGGGTTCTTCCCCTTCTTCTCCTGTGGCTGTTCCCTCGCCCTCGTCAGTAAGAGCGGCTTCTTTGTCTTCCTCATCTTCATATAGTTCTGATTTCGTCTGGCCAAATATCACACCTCCCAAGTCGATACCCTTTTCCTTTGCGTATTCGAGTACCTCTGCCATTTCGTCTATGTGTTCCTTCCAATCACGCCCCTGCTCAGCGGCAATCTGTTTGAATGTCTTCTGCCCCGTATTTAAGGCGATCTTATTTGCATTGGCTTCCTTCTGCGGGTCGATCCATTTCTTCGGAGCGATAATCCAGGAATGCTCGAAGTATTTGTCTTTGTTCTCCCAGAAGTCTGCCGCATCAATCTCTCCGGCGAGCCAGAGGGAAATGATGAAGGTTTCGTATATCTCATCCATGACGTCCATAAGCAATTCTTTTTCCTCTGCGTAGGTCATGTCGTCTTCGATGATTCCCTGCCTGGTGGATGAATAGTTACTCTTGGACATGTCCCTGCTGGTCGCTTCATAGCTGACTCCCTGGCCTGCCGCTACAAGACGCTGCTGCAGCTCAATGTAGCTTGCCGCATCTGTCGCCTGTCCGGTTGGGTTTACCACCTGGATTTCATCCCCGGCGTTCAGTTCCTTGATCATTCCAGGGGCGATGGTCTTCCCCTCATATGCCTGGTGCGGTCCCTGTGGCTGGTTTGTCCGCCCGATGCCCTGAGTCGGGATGGTCTTTTTGATGAAGACGGAAAGACAGGCGGCAATTCTCTCTTTTACAGATACCGCTACCATGAATTCGTTGGCATCCCGTATCCTGGTGATGGTCGGACTCATGTCTGAAATCTCCCGCACCTGAGACGGGCGATGCTTCGTGTAAAGGAAGATCACGTCTTTTGCGTCCAGGTAGATCGGGTTCAGTCCCGACACGCCGTCTATGCTGTACTGCCGGATCCAGTATCCGACCGGCTTGTTATATTCGTTCATCTCGATGCCGCCAACCACTTTATTACCTTTGTGCTTTGGCGACATCTGGGCGTTGTCCAGTTCGTCCACCTCGAATGTCTGCAGCTTAAATGGCAGGTATCCGTCCCTGGTGTAACGCTTTACGATCAGAATGCCGCCGTCCACTTTCTTTCGCTTCACGCACATCCTCATGATCTGCATAAAGGACTGGGTTCCGGTCACATCGCAGTTCCGTTTTTTACACCATTTCTTCCATGCAGCTTCGATAGTGTCGTTCATTGCATCGCTGCCCGTCTTCGCCTGCAGAGTATATCCGCCGCCGATGACGTTCCGGGTGTACGCTCCGATCACGGAATTCATCATGTCCGAATTGCGTTCCAGGTCCCTTGCCCTTGCCCGGACGTTGTCACGGCTGTACCGGTCCGTAAACTCCGCCGATTGATTTAGGACACGCCAGTTGGCATTCCCTCGGCTATAATCTCCGGCATCATAGTGCCGCTGCTCATCCAGGCATCTCCGCCACGCTTCCCTGCGGGCGCCCCACTCCGGGGAAAAGAACCCGATGATTCCATCTAACCAATTCATCTACCCTACCTCCCCTCGAAAACCGCCACGTAGGTGTCGTCCAGGAGTCTGGATCCCTCCTGTGATGCCACTTGTGCCGTGAGGTCATTCTTCATGTTGTAGAGCAGGTTCAGGTCCGCCCTGGTAAGCTGCCGGGAGCCTATCTTGTATGACTGCCCGCCTACAAGGACGGTATAGATTGCCTTATTTACTTCTGTCAACAGTTCCGCTGCTGTAAAGTTCCCTGTTTCCATGCCTACCTCCTTATATCCAGTTTCCTTCGTTCTGCCGGATCCAGTTTTCTTCCGGCGTATGCGATTCTTCTTTTTCCTTTGGTTTTTCCTGTGTTGTTTCTGTCAGGTACAGCGACCGGACGCCCATCACGTCTGCCGCTGCCATAGCGTACACCTCGCAGTCGAGATAGTGGTTATCGGCGTGAGATGCTTTCTTGACCCACTCCTGCTTCACTTTCCCGTTATTGGTCCGGACGTTGACTTTATGCTCTGCAGTAACCTGTTCTGCATATTCCCGGTCGCACCCGGCGTAAACCATCCATGAGCCGCTTCCATTTGGCTTCCGCATGCGGCCTGCGATCATGTCTTTATATTTCCCGGTGTCGACCAGGATCAGGTTCATGCCATATGCCTTGCTCCCTGACTTATTGATGGTGGACAGCTTGTAATGCGAGAGCATGGGGTTCGAGGATCCCTTGCTTGGGAGTGCCCATTCTGAATTCTCTACGCAGAAATCGTAGACCGAATCTGCATTGTATCCGGAGTCGATCAGTGCCAGAGACACGACCATGGGCGATCCGTCTTCTGCCCGGTATTCCAAGTTCATGATCCGCTCCAGTTCCATAAAGGAAAATGCCTGTCCGTGGGCGATGTTCTGGCTGGTGAGGTAATCTCCCCATGCCCGAATTGACCAATACAGACAATTCTCCTGGACGTCCACGCCCGCTGTGAGCATCTTCGCCCAGTCTGGAACGACAAGTTCTCCGATCTGAGTCTGTCTCTCCAACACCAAGTCGGCGTTCGTCCGAAGCTTCGTGTCTTCCCATGGCTCTGCCAGCCATGAGTTGACGAAGTTCTGAAAAAGTTCCGGATCATCTTTGCTGTCCAAGAATTCCTTGACCGCTTCTGAAAACCGGACGAACGGGCTGTAGAGCGTATTCATCCAGAAAGCGACCTTCCTGGCGAACTTTGTTCTCTGCCTTACGGTTCTCCATTCCCCGTAGCGCAGCATCTCCGGCTTGTCCTGGTCTGTGATAATGCAACCGCACTCCTGGCAGACATAGTTGGCAAATTCCGCCCGGTCCGCATGGCTCATTCCCTCTTTGTCCGGGAACTTGACCTGCACCCATTTCAGTTCGATGTACTCCCCGCAGTGGGGGCACGGCACAAAGTAGTGCTTCTCGATGTCAGCGTCCTCTTTTGCCTTCCAGATATGCCCTGTCTTGATGGTCGGGGTGCTTGTGATGAAGATCTTCCGGTTGTGGAAGGTCTTGGTTCGCTCCCTGGCAAGGCTGATGGGGTCCGCTTCCTTCCGGGACGCCCCTGGGTATTTGTCCACCTCATCCAAAAACAGGAACCGGATGGCTTTACTTGCAAGGCTGGACGGGGAGTTGGACCCGGCCAGTGTCAGGTACATTCCGTCAAACTGGAGTTCCAGCTTGGAAGACTCGTTCTCTTTGTAGCGCCGTTTTATGCTTGGAGCCGCCTTGATCATCGGCTGCAGGCGGTTCTCTGAGATGGAGTCCGCCAGTTTATCGGTGGGGTAGACGATCATGGTCGGCGCCGGATCCTGCTGGATGATGTACCCGACCATGTTCTGGAGGCACTCAGTTCCCCCGACCTGGGTTGGCTTTACGTAGATGATTTCTTCTGTCTCATGGTTATTGAATTCATCCATGATCCCTCTCAGGTACGGCGTATGGTCTGTCCGCCAAGGTCCCGGCATGGCGGATGTCTTGGCATCCAGGATTCGGTACTTGTCCGCCCATTGGGATACCGTGATGTCTTCCGGTGGCTTTAGGTAGGCGAGTGCCTCCTTCTGGTATGGAGTAACGTCATACCTGCGAAACGGATTTCTTGCCACGCTTTTTCCTTTCTTCCGGGAGGACTCCGGCCACCACGAAGTTCTCCAGTAGTTTTGTAATCTCTCCAGTCAGGTCTTTTTCAATCTCCCGGACTTCCATCGGGTCGCAGTGACCGCTGATCCGTCCGGAGAGCCTTCCCGGGAGGGAAAGAGCGAACCGTTTGAAGACAACAAAAAAGCGGCTGTAATCCATCTTTACCTCATCGATATCGATGTATTTTCCTGCCGCTATCTCCGTTTTCATTTTGTGGAGTTCGCTCTGGGATTCCTTCAGGGCGACCTCCGCCTGCAGCTTCTGTTCCCGAAGCTGCATCTCTTTTTCAGACTTGCTTTTTCCGTAGGCTTTGTCTGAAAGGTACTTGATATACCTCTGGATGGTCGGTGCGAGTTCGTACCGGGTTCCATCCTTGGTTTTTACAGTGGATATAATCCCTTCCTGGGTCAACTGCTGCACCCGGCGCACGCTGACTCCGAACAGGGAGGCGATAACTTCTACCCGGTAGTATCCGCCCTGCTGTTCTTCTGCCATGTTACAGGATTACCTCCCCATCATTGATCCGGACGGCTTTCTGCCCGGTGTAATCTTCCCACCGTTTCACGATCACATCGCAGAAGCGTTCATCCAGTTCCATGATGAACGCCGTCCGGCCTAACTGTTCAGCGGCCATGAGGGTGCTGCCGCTTCCTCCGAACAGGTCCAGGACATTCCATCCGGATTTGCTGGAGTTGGTTATGAATTTCCCAACAAGGGCGATGGGCTTCATCGTGGGATGGATGTCATTCCTTGTTGGCTTGTTCTCGTAAATCACGCTTGTCCGGTCCCGGTAGCTGCGGCGGAGTTCCTCGCAGTAGGCTACCAGTTCTGATTTCTTCATCGATCCGAAGTCGATGTCGTCTTCCAGTATGACCGTGTCCTGGGTGCGGTCATTGATGAAGTAATGCGCCGCCCCCTCTTTCCATCCGTAGAGAATCGGTTCATGCCGCCACTGGTAATCCTGGCGTCCAAGGACAAAGGAATTCTTCTCCCAGATCAGGCACTGTGCCAGTTTCAGTCCAGCGTCCATGAAAGCCTGTCGGAAAATATGCCCCGTGCTTTCCGCATGGAACACATAAACGGCGGCGCCGGCCCGCATGAATTCATAGGCACTCTGATACGCCGCCAGTAGAAATTCATAAAAGCTCATATTGTCCATGTTGTCATTCCGAATGGTGCTGGTGATCCGGTGTCCTTTTCCTTCAAGGTAATGCTCCAAGAATTCCGCCTTGTCGCCGTAGTTGACGTTGTACGGCGGATCCGTGATCACAAGATCAGCCATTTCTCCGCCCATCAGTGCCGCCATATCCTCTTGGGATGTGCTGTCTCCGCACATGAGCCTGTGCCGGCCCAATTTCCAGATGGTTCCTTTGGTCGTGACAGGCTCCGCAACCTCCGAGATGGCCTGTTCTTCATCGAAGTCATCGTCCTGGGCTTCCGGTTCCACGGTCAGCCTGTCTACCAGGTCAGTCAGGTCGTCCTGTTCAAAGCCTGTGATGGAGATGTCGTAATCTCCGAGATCAAGATCCAGCAGGAGGTCTTTTAATTTGACCTCATCCCATTCGCCCGTGATCTTATTAAGAGCAATGTTCAGGGCTTTTTCCTTCTGCTTGTCGAGGGAAACGACCACCACGTCCACTTCCTCGTATCCCAGGTCTTTTAAGACCGTGCATCGCTGGTGTCCACCGATGATGGTGCCGTCCTCGTTTATGATGATCGGATCCACGTATCCGAATTCCTCAATGCTGCGCTTGATTTTCTGGTACTCAGCGTCTTCCGGGGTCAGTGCTTTCCTTGGATTGTAATCTGCTGCCACCAGGTCGCTCAGTTTTCTCTTTTCAGTTCTCAGATTCTGATCCATTCCAGATTCCCCCTTTCTCTGCTTTCTGGTATAATCTCCCTTGTCAGCACTGCCATGCTGAATATCTGATGAAGGGAGGTGTTCTCATGTCTTTGGTTCGGTATCATATCCGGTACGACTCCCTCTCTCCGGAGGAGCGGCGTGAACTCATCGATCAGATAGAGTCTGTTGCCTTTACCGGGTTCGCTGTTGCTTCTGATTTCTGCTCTGGAGAGTTCTTCCTGGATTCTGATGATGATCTTCGGTTCATTAAAATCCCGGAAGGCTGTACCCTTACGAAGATGTAATATCTTCAAAATCAATATTTACGTTTTGAGCTTCCGCATCGTATTCCAGCACCATGCGGAAGTTCTTCTTTTCCTGCATTGCCTTCCAGATTGACGAAGAAAGCGACATCTGAAACGCCACCGCCTGTTCAAATCCTTTTGTTTTCACAAACTGATGAGCGAACTTTTCCATCACGCCATCCTCCTTTCCTGGCTTTGCGTAACGAAATGCGAAAAAATTTTTGTGTCACACCGGGGTAAAAGCCGGCCCTTCCTCGCCCCGCTGTGCAAATCCAACAAAAGTAGTACCTTAAAATTGTTCAAATGCAACAAATTATAAATTTGCACAAAAAAGGCACTTAACACTGATGTTTCCATTGTGCTAAATGCCTTATGTGAGAGGAGCGTCTGTGGTCTGTTCGGCAGCGTCCGCTGTCCTTCATCCCTGTGTTCCATGCTATCATAATAACACATCTGAATGTCCGATTGTGTCCGATGTTTTATTTTTTTCTTGACAGCCCGCCTCGCCTACCCCTTGCCTTGTGCCTTGCCTTGTCTCTGTGGTGCGTGTGGCTGTGTCTCCTGTGCGCTCTGTCCCCTTGCCTGTGTGCGCTGCGGCCTGCCTTGTGCGTGGCCCATGCCTGGCCCTGTCCTGTGTACCCTGCCCCCTACACCCCCTGTATATGGGGGCTACACCCCTGCCCCATACCTCTCTGTGCGCCCTGTTTTTTTGGGCTTTATTTCCGTGTAAAATTTTCGGCTTAATCCTGGGGCTTATACCCGGGGTGGGGGTAAAAAAATCGGCCTTGCAAAACAGGGCCTTTTGCCCGGGGTGCTTATAAAAATCCCAGAAAAATCGGCATAGAAAAAGCCGGGAATTTTACTCCGAATAATTCCGAAGTATTTCCCGGCTAAATTTTCGACCTCTGCCTTTTGTCTCTCTGAAATTTCCCCTGGAAAATTCCAGCAAGATTTTTCTTGAAAAATTCCAGCTATAAATTTTCGTAAAAAAACGCATTTGCTAATTCGTAGGCTTTCAGCTTCCGCTTAATTTTTCCCATGATCGTGATCTCCGTTGGATCGTATCGCTCATAGGACTCCACAAAGGATCTGTCATTTTTATACCGTTTTGCAAACGCATAGAAGCGTTCCCGCTCCCTTTGATTTGCTTCATGAATAAAACGGTAATTTTTCCCCGTGGTCTGTGCGTAGACTTTCATGGCAAAGTATGCATATTTTTCCATGTCTGATTTCATGGAAATTTGGAACCAGCGCTCCATCTCTTTTTCTCCTGCATAGGCTGGAATATAAATTCCCATCTGCTTTATTAAAATCTCCAGAATTTCCACTGGCGCTTTTTCTTGACAGATCGGCTCGTGATTTACTGCTCTGTCGATCATGATGCTCACATCATTTTTTGTAGCATCGTGCGGAATAAATATCCCAAGGCTTTCTGCATATGGTATCTGTCTTTCTGTCGGCGGATCTAATCCAATCCTTGTAATTTCATATGGTTCCGTCAGTCCAGCTTTTTTGATGAGACGATCTTCCTGCTCATTTTCCCATGCAACAATCTCCACTGTCCGGATCCGTCCGGTTCCAGGGTATTTTCCTTTAATCCTGAATTTGTCACATACGATGTCGTTCTTCAACGGATAATCTGGTGCCTTGATGTGTTGTGGTTTTTCTTTCTTTCCTCCGAAGACGCGCCGGATGAATGTTTCTAACAAATCGACCACCTCCGAGCCTATTTCGCTTTATCCAGTGCGGTGCAGATTTTCACATATGTGTCTGCTGAAATCTCCCCTCTCAAATAAAGGGCTTTATATTTTTCAATTTCTGCTTTGGCATTGAAGCCCGTCTTTCCTTTTTGGTAAATCGGAAGCCCGTCCATTTCTCCAAGTTCAAATGCAAGGCAGTATATATGCTTGCATGGTAAATTTCTCTTTATGAAATCCATGCAGTCGCATTTGTCCAGCGTGCTGTGATACGGTTCCCCTGCGGATCCTTGTATCCTGATCCGCTTCGCTTCCCGGTCAATCTCTACAATGTCCTTTTTGAGTTTCCTGGCCGACTCCATTCTCTTGACTTGCTCGAAATCATCGTGAATGCTTGGCTCCCATTTTCCGAATGTGACGCTCATGTGCATCCCTCCTCCATTGTTTTGCCCACTTCGTGGGGTTGTAGTCAATTGTCAGTACAATTCTACCCCCCCCCCTATCCGAAGTCAAGCAATTTAGGATTCGTCCGATGTAGAAAATTCCTCGATGATTTTCCGTACTTTTTTAAACGTCAACAGCCTATCAATCCCCTGGTTGTAGTAGTCCGCAGCTCTGCTTCTGGAATAATTTGTCGCCCCGCAGATCTGCCGCCATGACATTCTGTCAATGTGGCGGTATTCCAGGATCATCCTCTCCGTTGATTCTGCCGGGAGAAAATCCATGATCTTCATCACATTCAGCATGGTTTCCTTCATCTCTGCTTTCTGGTCCCGGATCCGTTCTTCCACCTGGATTATGCGGATCACTTCGCTGGCCGCCCCATCCCCAACCTTGTTGGTGTGGCTGCCGGATGCGGGATCATACCCGGATCCGCCGACACTCCCCATGCTTTCCCTGAATGCATGCAGTCGTGCTTCCAGTTGCTCTTTCTTCCTGGCGGCTCTGAAATACTGATTGAGGTACCACCTTAAGTGCATCCGCTGGATTTTCCTTTGTTCTTCTGCTTTGGCTTTCCCATCCGCCGCATTGCCTGGTTTCATGCTATCCCTCTTTCTAATCCTCTTTGTTCTCTCTGACCGCAAAGAAATACGCTTTTCCTCCGATGATCCGTATCTGTTCAATCGCCCGGTCTTTCTGCTCCCAGTCGTAGATCTTAATTCCCTTCGTCCTGAGGATTGCGATCTGGTTTTCGATAGCCTGGATAATGACCAGCGGCGGGAGTGCGTTTATTAGCTTTTGCATCCCGTCTATGGAAACGAAGGGTTTTGTGTATCTTTTCTTCATTGTTGATTGCCACCATCCTTTTCACAGAACGGACTTCCATCTGAGTTTACCCTTAATTCAAATCCGCCGGAATAAGTATAGTAATAATGGACGCCGGTTTCTCTGTCCACCCATTCCGAACACACATTATTCCCTTTGATTCTCTCAATCTGTCCGCCCAATTGTTGTTCTTCTACCGTTGCGATATCCATGTCTGGTTTCTCCACAATTGAGCATCCTGTGATCCCGGTTGTGGAAGCAAGCATTACCGCCATCGTTATCTTTAATGCCCTTTTCATCATCGTTCCTCCCATTCATCGCAGGATCGTCCGTCCCCGTATTCTGTCTCCAGTGCAAAGTTCTCCGCATGTTCGTTCATGCATACCCACTCTCCGTCCTGCTTTCTGTGATGCCAACAGTTTCCGCAGCACTTCTCCATCTTATTATCTTCCATCATGATTTTGCGACCCCCTTTTTCAAAGCGCACATCGTACAAAGCCCTTTTGCCCCTTGCTTTTCTAAGAATTCCATATGCGGCATCTTCCAGCACTTTGTCCCGCATTCCGGGCAGCGTACCAGTTCCCAGCACACTCTCCCGACCGGAACATTGGCGAGGAGTGGCATGCAATAATATCCGCCCCGGTCAGTTGTCTTCCTTGGTGTGATTGTCACGTTCATGTATTGACTCCTCCTTATGAATTCCTGCCTGGTGCAGGATCAGTTTCTTTGCTTGTCTTCCCGGCAGCAGGATCCTGGCCACATCTTTTTCCGAAGTCACGACCTCTGCTACGCCGCCTGCTGTCCGGATCTCTTTGATGGTCTGTTCTTGGATTCGGCTTAGTACCCCGATGAATGGCCGCTTGACCTCAAATCCGTAAAACCTGCCGCTGATGATGCAACAGATATCCGGGATTCCCTGGCGGGAATACGGGCCGGCGGCGGCTTTCCAGACGAAGGATCCAGGGAAGTTTTCCCGGATCCAGTGTATGATTTTCGTCTGGAAGTAGCTTTCCTTTGGCATCTTTCTCCGAATGTACTCATCCGCCTCCGCCCTGGTCGTTACTCTGTCCACGGTCTGGAGGATGAATTTCCGCAGTTCCTCGTATGTCTCAAATTTTGTATAATCAATCCGATTCCCGCCGGCCCGGCAGATTGCTTCGCTTGCTGTCGGATCCTGGTATCCCTCGCTGTTCTTGTTTCCCATCGTCCAATTCCCTCTCTATCCATTTCGCCCAGACCGGGCAGTCTATGCAGTCGCCCTCCGGGTAGATGCATTCCCCGTCCCGGATCAGACACATCCATGGGAGAGCCTTTCCCTCTCTCCTGCGTTTCATGGTCACGCCGACTACCGCCAGGATGAATGCAAAGCCGAGGGCGGCTCCGATCAGGATTAAAATAGCGAATATCGCAAAGATAATATCAATCACTGTCATAACGGCGCCGCCTCCTCGAAGACTGGTTCCTCTTCCCCGACATCGGATGTCGGGTTATCTGCATAAGCTCCTGCGCTCTGCCCTGTTTGAACATCAGCGTAAGCCTGCAGGTTTCCGTTTTGTGCTTCCATGAAGTGGCTTGCCATCGTGTCTGCTGAATGCAGCGCCCAGATGATCGGGTACTTATCAATGGCATTGTTGAGGGAGAGCGTGTCTGCTTCCGTGTATCCCATGTGCCAGCGGATGGCGTATCGTTCCTCGGCTTTCAGCTTCATAAATTCCTCGATCATCATCACGCTTTTCTCTCCGTGACCATACGGGACTTTGTCCTCTACCTCGAATGTCTCGTACTGCTCCCACTTGTTGTTCTTGTCTTTTCGCCACTTCATGACCGTCTTGTAGAAGTTGGTCTTGCAGAGGTCATGGAGCAACGCCATGATGATCATGCTTTCCTCGGTAATGGTTGCCACGTTTTTCCCCGCCACCATGAAGCTGTATGTACCGTCTCCGTTGTCTCGCATGCTGTTTCTGAATGCATCCAGCACATTTAGAGAGTGCTGCAGCAGGCCGCCTGTCACGGATAAGTGGAACCGGGTGCTGGCCGGAGCGGAGTACATATCGCTTTTCCGAAGATAGTTCCGGAGCCTGTCCGCTCCTGAACGATTGACCTTTTCCATCTCTGCTTCAAATCTTTCAATGTTCGCCTGTCTATCCATTCTTCTTTTCCTCCTTGTCTCTTAATGCTCCCGCCAGGATGCTGCATGCCCCGGCGGTGATGATGGTCGCCTGATCCGATTTCCATTCCGGTCGCTTTTCCCAGAGGTTCTTTTCCTCATCCACCAGGAATTCATCAGTCAGTTCGTTATAAATCCTTGGCTGCGGGAATGGTTCTTCGAAGCATTCCGGTGCGGCATAAACGCAGCAGAAGTTCTGCCAGTAAGGGATCCAAACGGTCATAGCCGCTGTCCTTGCGTTTTCCACAATCTCCACGAATTTGTCCACACTGAAATGCTGAAAGATCGCCTTGCCCGCCTGCTTTGCGAATTGTCCTTCATCCATGGCGCTTTGGATCCGGGCGAGGATGTCCTTATCTCCCTTCCGGATCAGAATGCCGCTCATGGTTTCTCGGTTCAGTATCTCTGTTGCCTGACCCTGGATCTCTGTCAGCAATCCCTCGTATGCCGCCTTGTATTTTGTCTTTAGCGTCTCAAGCGGAACATTTTCCCGGTTCCTCTTAAGCCGCTCCACATTCTTTTTCAGCCCTTCGATCCCGTCCATGTCTGCCTCCCCTCCGTCTGGTCACTGAACACATTTTTTCACTGAACACATTTTTTTGACCGTAGGTGTTCGGTAGAAATGCCCATTTTATGCGGGTTTGCGGGCATTCCTAACACCTAATTCCGATTTTTTGAAACACACCTTGCTTTTTTTAAGATTTTTGTGACGGATTTTTGCAGTGTCACCAAATTTTCTCCCGTAGTATGTATTTCTTAGTTTTAGGTGTTATAGGTGTTAGTTTTAGGTCTAAAGCCTTGATTTTACTGGGTTTCTTACCTAACACCTAACTGAACACCTAACCGAACACCTAATTTAAAGTGCTTTTTTGTGTTCAGTTTTTTTCATGTTTTTTATAACTTTTTTAGTCACAAGATTTTTCATTTTGTCACAGGATTTGAAAATTCCATGACATTTCTGCGCCATGCTCTTTCCGTCAGAATGGTAGTTCCCCGGCTTCCTTTTCCGATACCGGAACAAAGCCATTGTTATCCATTCCGGGGAGGTTCATCTGCTCTGCGATTTTGTCTTCCTCTACCAGGGGGTCTTGTTCCGGCGCCAGCTTATCCAGGTACAATTCCACAAACCTGCAGTTACGGTTGTTGAACCATTTCACGACTGAGTTCTTCCGGTTCCCGTCCTTGTCTATGGATCCGCCGATCAGCCCCTGGTCTGCCAGGTACTTCATGGTCTTGCGTGGAGAATATCCAGCTTTGCTGAGTGCCTGGTTCAGCATAGATGGGAAGATGTACACCTTTTTATTCATCATCATGCCGAGGCACGTGCCGAAGGCTTTCTCCCCGAAGCTGTCCTTGTTTGAAAGCACCCAGTCCACAATAAACTGTGTGGCGTTCTCGTTGACGTCCCCCGCAGCGGCGTTCATCTGCTCCTGCAGGATCGTCTTTGCCATCTGCTTTGCCCGCTCCCAGGCTTCCGAGCTGATCTTAAGCGGTTCCTTCTCCCTCTCTGCGATTCGGCTGTCTGCCTGGTTGCATTCGTATTCTTCTACGCAGTCCTTGTTGTCAAAGATCCATGTGCTGATCATGGCATCCGCCAGGGCGACCGCAGCGATCCCGGCGATGTGGGAGCCGCTTTTCCCGTCTGAAATGCCATAGACATACTGAGTCATTTCATCATACTTTTCCGTGATGTCTCTTTCGTCCGTCTTTAGGAGTCTGCCAATAAAGGCCGGCCCCGCCCATCCATGGTTCATGGCGGACTGCTGGTGCATGAGGGAGGCTTCCCGCTCATCCTCGAACGGCCCGCCGTAAATTTCCAGGACACGGGTGCTGACACCTGTCTGGCTGGTTTCTGTGGACAGCGGTTCCTCTCCGGTTGCTATGGCCACAGTCCGCCAGGTCTGCGTTGCCTGGATGCCGCCGGACTTTGCCCCACGGATTTTGCCAGTGCCGGATGCGATCATGTAGACGATCTTCTCCAGGCTATTTTGATTGTTTCCGGCAAGCTGCCGTTCATCGATGCCGAGAGGCAGGTCGCAGTAAAAACTGGCGGTTCTCTCCAATCCAACCTGGGTTGCGTTGAAGTTTACCATCAGTCGTTCCGGGTCGCCCCAGGCGGAGAGTGCTGCTTTTAATGCCGCCGTCTTTCCGCCCTTGCTGCCGCCCCAGTTGTAAACGAAGAAAATTCTCTGACGTATGATCCGTAGAAGCGGCGCCGTAAAGCTGGCCGCTAAGATAAACCTGAACTTGTCCCGCTTCCGGTTTGGCTCCATGATCTCCAGCCATTTCTGGAACGTCCCGTTCTGGCAGTATGCCGCCGCCATGCTCCGCTGGGATGGTTCGATGTCCAGCACGATGTCATTGTCGTATCCTGGTAGAAAGCGTCCGCCCGTCTGCCATCCGAATGTGCCTGTAGAGTCCGCTCTTTTTATGATATCGATATTCTCTGCTTCCAGTGCCGAGAGGAAACTGACCACGTACTTTGCGTTCTCACTGGTTACAGTGCATCCGAGGTCTGCCAGTGCCGTGATTGCCCTGGATGTAAAAATCACGCTGCGGGGGAAGATAGCCTTGTGCCATGCTCCATCCCGTTTAAATGCGATCTCCATCTTTTCTTCTCCTGTCTCCATGCTCTTTAAGCGCTGAGTCAGAATGATTGGTGTCCTGCAGACCATGACGGGAGCATACTTTTTTTCATCGATCCGGCTGATTCCCTTTTCTGAGTAAATCCATCCCTCCGGTTGTCGGAGGTTCACGGGTGCGCCCTCCACAGCTTCCGGGATGTTTTCCTCATTGATGTCGATCTGCTCTGCGCCTTGGATCGCCTTCATGATCTTTTCAGAGGCTTCCTCTTTCCCGTATTTAATGAAGACGGCAGATGGGTCTTTCCCTCCCAGAATAGAACAGCTCCACTTATACACTTCCCCGATGAATTTCCCTTCCCGGAGCGCCCTGGTTACTTTCCGCAGGAATGTCTCGCCGCCTTTATCTGGCTCCACATGGATGTAAACTTTCAAATCCTGCAGGCTCTCTGCCCATTCCGGGCGCATCATGGAAGCCCCTGGAATTCCAAGGGTACTGATCCCCATGTACCACATGGACTGGCTGTCGCTCTCGCCTTCCACCAGAGCCACGTATCCGGCTTTGCAGATGGCTTCCAGCTTCCACGCCCCGTACATACAGAGGTCTTTGCCGGCCCCGTATTTCCATCGGAACTGCTTCTCTGCATACCGCTTCCGGAAGGTCGCCAGGTTATTGTCTTCTCCGAAGTACGGGATGTGAACAAACTGGATTCCGTCCCGGTCTTTCTTGGTCTGGAGGCGACACTGTTCCGTGAGCCATTCCTCCGGGAGCCGCTTCTCAAAAGAGTACTGCGCTACCGTGTACGGCTTCAGGTTGTTTTTGGGTTTCTCTTTTTCCCTTGGCTCATTGTGGACTCCGTGTTGTTCCAATATCTGCTTGTATGCTTCCTTGGTGTCCAGCCCATGGAGTTTGGCATAAAAGGTCAGGAAATTCCCGCTTTCGTTTTCGGCGTGGCACATCCATTGTCCTGTCTTTAAGTTGACCGAGAAGGAGTTGTTTCTGTCGTCATGAAATGGGCATAGCCCTGTGAGGTTATCCCCGGAGATATGATGTTTCTTGATCGCAGAGCAATATTCAGTTTTGTAATCAACCAAACGGTCCAGATCGACCTCTGCTGTTTGCATCTCATCGCTCCATTCTATCTCTCATAATGTCCTGCACTTCTGATGGGGTAAGGTTATGGGATGAACCTTCCAGCCGCAATGTTTCTGTCAGATACTCGATCTCTGCCTCCATCCCCTCGCTAATCACTCCATTTACCGTGACCACGTAGAAAGTGCTGCACTGCTCCATTAAACGTTTTCCGGCTCCCATCCCGTAGTAGCGTTCACTTGGCATGCGGTCGTCCATAAACCTTGGGAAATATAAATGCGGAGCGATGGGGATGGCTCCGGCCATGGCGATGTCTCGGCATGCCCACTTTGCGACCTCGATGTGCTGGCGCAGTTCTTCCTCTGTATTTGCCCGATACTGGGAGCAGATGTAAACCATGGGCATCAGTGCTGGGTTCCGGTTGACATGGTTCCCTGCTTCGCACTGGCCTCCGTAGATCCATGGTGCATAGGTATGTTCTTTGTATATGGTGTCATAGATCGGAACGCCGCCTGCGATGTCCGCCACTTCATCTATCTGGATCAGACCCGGCGCATGGGTCTTGGAATTTTCCATGAAATGGAATAATGTTTCCTTGTCAATTCTTTCTCCTGTTTGGAGGCACTCGTTTCTGGGTGTCGTGTTCCAATCTCCGTATAATGGTTTCTTCATGCCATTACCTCCTCTTGTCGATATTGAGGGCAGGCACTCCCTGCCCTCTTAGATTTAGTTAAACGGCAGGCTCTCCTGCTCCGCTTCTCCTACGGTCTGAAATTCCGAAGCGTCCACCGGGGCTTCGTCTGTGGTGTTATAATCAGCATCATCAATAACGGGAAGTGTCCTGGTGGTGGCCTTGATGGTTTCTGCCATCGCTTTTGCTTCCGCCCTCTGGTCTTCATCCAGGGCTTTCACAAAGGCGAATGCTGCCCTGGAGTACGTGATGTTGTCGGAGGACTTGTCCTTTTTCAGTGTGATCTTCGTGACCGCATCCCAACAGCGCATCCCTTTAAGCAGGATCTTCTTTCCGATGTAATCCCTCAGATATTTTAGCGAAGTTGGCGGAAGTGCCAAAACCAGCGGTACTGGGCTTCCCTCCTGCAGGATGTAGCATCTGTGGATGTTCTTGCAGGCCTTCCCTGCTCCGTCACTTCCGAACTGGTTGTGGGGGCATTTGGAGCAGTCGTGGATTTCCCCGGTGTCCCGTTCCACGCCCTGTTTTCCGTCATAGGAGGAGCAGTCCGGCTGTTCGTTTCCTCCGCTGTATTTCTCTGCCCAGTAAGCATTGATCGGATGATGGTCCAGGATCACGCCTACGAGTTCTGTCGCCATGACAGGCTCATCCTCCGTCTCTCCCGGAAGCTCAAAAGCAATACCGCCGCCGGACGGGATCTTTACCTTTTCGAACGGTATCGCTCCCAGGCCGTCCATTTCCTCTGCAATCGCCTCCGCCAGTTCCCCGGAGATTGTTACCAGATCAAATCTCTTTTCCGTGGTCACTACTTCATTCTTCGCCATGATTTATTCCTCCTCCGCTTCTGCCGCTTCTGTTTCCTCGAATCCATCTTCCGCTGCTTCCTGCCCTTCGATGTATTCTTCCATCGGTGTTTTGCTCTCCCCGTAGTACAGATCATCCAGGATCCTCTGGGACTGCGCCGCCAGCTTGATTGCCTCCACGGCGATCTCTGCCGCTGAATTATAAAGGCTGCCGACCACATTTAAGATGTCGCCCTCTCCATTTGGCAGGAGTTTCAGCATGGTCTGCATTTCTCCATTGGCGGCTTTTACCCTGCCCTGCAGGGATGAGTAGCACTCGGCGGCGATCCCGTATCCCTCGTGGCGGTTCCGCACCTGTTCCGGGTGGTCGTACTCCATGATCTGTTCCAGTGCGAACTTAATCACTTTCTGGACGTTGTCCTTCAGACTCCGCTCGCTCTCCAGTGTTACATCGAATTCCATCTGGTTATAGTCTTTTGCCATTTCTTATTCCTCCGTTTCTGCTTCGATTTCATGAAAATATTTATTGTAATATCTGAGAAAGTACTCTTTCTTTTCCTTTGCTTCACGAAGCACACCTTCCGCCTTTCTAATGCGTTCATCTAGCATGTCTATAGCCCTTTCCTTTGTAAACGGAAGGAAGGTGTCGTCCGTTTTGATAATCTTTGCTTTTTCTGCGTCCTTGTTTGTGATCACTCTCTTTCTGATCTCAAATCCAGAATATGAGGATTCAATGTACATGATTTCAATCACTGGCATATTTTCATCAAATGGAAGAATCTGCGTTACCACCCCGGTATAAATGGCGGGACCTGGGTATTCTTGTTCCAATAACAACTGCACGGAATCCCCCACCTTTACTTCCTGTTTCAGAAGTGCCTTTTCATCAAATTCTAATAACATCCCATTTACTTCTATCTGTCTCATTTTCTCTTTCCTCTCTTTCCAGCATTATTGGTTTCCTTGCGCTTCATGATATCGTAGGTGTCATAGTGGCTGACCACCTTCTCCAGATCTTCTGAAAGTTCGCCGTCATTTTCCTCGGCGTAATTCTTGAGGGCTGACTGCAGACTCCTGGGATTGACCGTTTCTTTGATCAGATCCCCCAGCCCCTCGTTGCGCAATACTCCGAAGAAGGTAATCCCCTCCTGCTGCTCCAGTTCCAGGAGCGCTTCCTCTGATTTTTTGCTGTAGCAGACCTTTTCCTGCAGGATGTATTTGAAGCCACCCCTGCTGATGCTTGGGCATTCCTCATCAATCATCATCTGGCTGATCCGCTGTTTTGCTTCCTCGATTGCCTTATTGTTCGCCTTGGTCTGTTCTTCCAAGCTGTCTTTCCGATCGAGCAGTTCTTTGTACTTGTCGATCTCTTTTAAAAGTTCCATTGTCGCTCCTCCTGCTTGTTGTTATATTTCATTTCCCCACGCATCCCAGCCGGCCCGCTCCGTCCTGGCGAAGAGTTCCAGCTTCTCTGCCTTTGGGAATAATGACTCAATCATCCGGTATGCACATTCCGGCTTTTGGGAGTGTTTCCGTGATGGTTCCCGCATCACGGTCGTAAATGCTCCACGCTTGTCCTTTTCCGGGAGGATGATATTTCCCCGCTTGTAAAACCAGAGCAGGTACTCGTGGGAGAACCGCAGCGTGTAAGCTGGCGCTGGTCCGTTGACCTTGTCCCAGATAATCCTGGCATGAAGCCTGTATCCCAGCGTAGCCATGATCCGCTCTGCATCCGGCAGGTATTTGTCTATGGTCCACATGAAGACGTTGTGCTTCTCATTCATCAGGTTATGGCATACGTGCCAGTGAACCTGGATGATCTCCGGGATCTCCATAGTGGCGTATGGGACACCCATCCCGGTGGAATTTGGTCTGGCGTATTTCTTCCCGCCCCTGCCCTGTATCCACGGCGGGTCCGTATAAAGGATGTCGTACTTTTTATTCGTCTGAAAAATGTCCGTCTTCAAGCTCGTTCCTCCTTCTTATGGTCTTCTCCCAGTCTGGCTCCGGGCTTATCGGGCATGCATACCACTTGTCTGAGTGCGGGCAAGTACATGTAAAATCCGGATCATAAAATCCGCACGTGTAGCACCTTTTATCTATCGCCATCACCGCCCACCCCGCCTTCGCATCGGGATTCCGTGCATCTTGCGCCAGTTATTTGGACGATTTCTAATGTCATTCCGAATCGCCGCGCGAAGTCCGGCATTGAATAAAGAGCCAAGTGCCCTGGCAGCTTCATCGGATTTTATCCCGACTTCCGAGACGGCTTTTGCCAATTCGTTCAGTGCTTCTATAAAATCTCTGTCTTTCTCGATTGCGTTCATTAGAAATAATTCCTCCATTCATCCACGATGGTCTTCGCCAGGTCTTCCTTTTTGGCCAGCGCCCGGAGGATGGTTTCATCCACGGTTCCCTCTGTGATCAGATGGATGTATGTGCAGACGTTCTTCTGGCCGATCCTGTGGATCCGAGCAAGGCTCTGGCTATATGCCGCATAATTGAAGTTGACCGAATAGTAAACGCATGTATCGGCTGCGGTCAGTGTGATCCCCAGACCTGCGGTATCAATCTGCGCCAGGAAGACTTTTGTCGCCGGATTCGTCTGGAAATCCTTTACGATGTCGCCCCGGTCTTCCAGCTTGATGTCTCCATAGATGGAACCGTACCGGATTTTCTTTTTATTCAGCAGCTTCCCGATGAGGTCGATCTCAGGGCGGAACCGGGCGAAGACGACCAGCTTCTTTCCGGCATCGATCACGTAATCGTCTATGATGTCTTCCAGGGCATTCAGCTTTCCCTTGCTGACCAGTTCCGGCTTTTCGCTGCCATCTGCCACCAGGAAGCCTCCTGTGAACTGCTGTAGTCGCAGAAGTTTTGTCAGGACGGTGGTGGCCGTGATCTGACCTCCGTTTTCCAGTTCTGCGAAGCTGTCCCGTTTCAGCCTGTCGTAGAGACTCTTTTCCTTTGCACTCATCGTGATGTACCTCTGCAGGAACGTCTGCTCCGGCAGGTCGAGGGCTTCCTCTTTCGTGACCCGGTATGCGATAGAATGCTCTTTCTGGATCAGTTCGTCCAGATCCCGGTACCCTACAATCTGATGTCTGTTGAAACCGCCCATGATGGCATATCGGTTTCGGAACTGATAGAAGTTCGTTCCGAAGATAGTCGGGTCTAAGAACCTATACTGGCTGTAGAGGTCGATGGCGTTGTTCTGTACCGGGGTCCCGGACAGGATCAGCTTATACCTTGCCTGGTCGCCCAGCTTGTGCATGGCTTTGCTCTGTTCTGCATCGTGGGTCTTGATCCGCTGGCTCTCATCGCAGATGATCATGTCAGCGTCCCATTCCAGCAGTGCATCAAAGATCCCGTCCCGCCAGGTGCTTTCGTAATTGATCACAGCCACCTTCAGTGCTTTGAACGGGAAAGCGTCCAGATCGCTTAAGGCTTTCAGTCTGTGTCTCTTGTCGCCAAGCATGACCTTGACGTTTGCCTTAAAGTCGGCGAATTCTTCGAATTCCTTTGGCCAGACGGAGCAGACCGATGTTGGTGCCACAATCAGCACTTTGCTGATCTTCCCCGCTTGGTACGCTGCTCCGGCTGTTGCGATGGCTGTCAGCGTCTTCCCGCAGCCCATCTCGAAGAGAAAACCGAAGCCTTTATGTATTTCCTGCATCTTTTGCCTCCTGCTTCATGTTCTGGGTCGCCCCGATTTCCGTTACTCCGTCTAACAGTCTGATGTCCGGCGTGAATTCTGTCTGTCCACCCCGGAGGTCATAAAACTGTGCATTCAGATTGGCTCCGGTCTTCCCGTTTTCCATTGGGTATCGGCTTACACAGATTACATGCATGACCTCTATGTTGTCCGGCACGTTAAATGTCACTTTTTTCATGTTGCTCCTCCTCTCTCAAAACTTCCATGATCCCCTCGAATACGAAGATGGCGCATGGGAGGGCGATCCCATTTCCCCACATCTTGTAAAGTGCGGAGTCGCTGACCGGGTCTGCGAGCCACCTCTCTGTCTGTTTTGCGTCCTTTGGAAGCTGGATTCCGTCTGCCCGTCCGATCAGCCGCCACCATTCCGCCCAAACGATCATCCATTCTCGGATGGTCTTTGCGCTTGGGTTCTCTATGGCAATTGATTCTGTCCAGTTATCAGGGAACCCCTGCAGGCGGCAGCATTCCAGCGGGGTCAGCCTCCGGATCACGTAATCCACGGCTACGAGGTTTTGGCATTCATCCCCCGCCGGCCCACCTGTCCCTTTTGCCATCTTAACTGTCAGGGTTCCGCTTTTCTCCGGGTAGACGCTGTGAGCCACGCTTCCCGGAACATCACTTGCCGTCAGGCTTTGCGCTGTTTCCTCTGTCACGGATGAATTGTCCCTCCCGATGGCGTATGCTACGGCTTGCCTGTTGTCTCCCGGCTCTGCCCGTACCGTCCCTGCTTTTCCATCCTGGTAAATATGGCCGCCGATCCGCACCGCCGCTCCCGGCTCGAATGCCACTACTGGACATGCGACTGCATGGCGATCTGCCGTATTGAGCGTGAAGCATACTTCTTCATTGATTCCATTGCCCTGAGGTCCGTTCTTATCAGCCCTGCCAATCATATTTCCCTGGATTGCGTAGGCAACCGCATGCCGATCCGATGCTGTCAGCGTGTTCGCCGGATCCCCCGGCTCCCCGACTCCGAGTCCGTTTGCGGATCCATCATCGTTCCTGCCATCGCCGCCACCCTTATATCTGGTGGCTTTGTCTGCGATGGGAATAACCACGCCCACTGTCGCCTGTCCTGTCTTTGGATTTCCCGCCGTGATACAAGGCGTCTTTCCATCCATTACCGTGGGATCCTGTGTCAGGTGTAACGCCATGACTTCGTCCATAATCATCGGCACGTTGTTTCCGCCCGTCCCCATCTGCCCTGTTAAGGTAGGGACGATATTGCCCTTCGCAAATGTTACCCTGCTGTCCTGCGGATGGTTTTCTAAGACGACCGGATTCCTGCCTGCCGGGTGAGCGCTTCTTTCAGAATTCCCGGCAGTTCCCTGCCACGCTTCTCGGCTCTCTTTAAAATCCCGGCGCAGGCCTTGGCGCTTAAAAAGTACTTTTGGTGCGGTGTTTCCTCCAAAATCTGCGACAAGGAAGATTCGCTTTCTTCTTTGGGGGACTCCCCAGTATTCGGCATCAAGCGTTCGCCAAGCAATGGAGAAAGTATCGCCCATGATGCATCCGGCTTCTGCCCATTTGTTTTTCGGAGGGAAAGGTACTGCGGCTGTTTCGTCTGCGATGCCTGCGATCTCCTGGAGTACTGCCCGGAAGTCGCCCCCCCCTATTGCTACTGAAGGCGCCGGGGACGTTTTCCCAGACCATAAACCTTGGACGGATGTCTTTCCCTGTCCTTCCTTTCTTGATGTCACTGTTTCTCATCTCCTTCACGATTCTGATCTGCTGCCGGAACAGCCCGCTCCGATCCCCGTCTAAGCCGGCCCGCTGTCCTGCGATGCTCATGTCCTGGCACGGCGACCCGCCGCTTATGATCGTGACCGGGTCGATTTTGTCTCCCTTTACATATCCGATATCCCCAAGGTGTTTCATCTCCGGGAAGTTCTTCTTTGTGACCAAGATTGGGAGTGGCTCGATCTCGCTTGCCCAGATGGGCTTTATTCCACAAATACTCGCCGCCAGTTCAAAGCCGCCGCTTCCTGAAAAGAGGGAGCCTATCGTTACCTCCGTCATTTCCCCCACCCCATTTTCTTTCCGCACCAATGGCAGTGCGTATGATGGTAGTTGACCCGCTTCCCGCAGGCTGGACAGCACCAGACGCCGTTTCTTCTGATAGGTTTTTCCGATCTACAGTACTTCTGCATCATTCTTGTCATGTCATTGGTTGCCTGTTCGTAATCGTAGATGATATCCATCGCCACTGCGAGTGCTTGTTCTATCTTCTCTGCTTTTTCTACTGTCGCAGGATCGCTTTCTATTATCTTCTGTGAATAGTCCTGCTTTGCGTCCCGTAAAAGAGGGATGATTTCTTGATCCTTAATTTCTATCACTTTCTCGCCTCCTCCCTCGCCGGATCTACCAGCCCGAAGACCATGAGCGCCATGTTGTAGCCCCTTACCTGGTGGGTAAATAATTTAGGTTTCACAGGCGGCTTGATCAGCGGAACCGGGTGTGGGTTCATTCGTTCTTTGTCCACCGCCGCCATGACCTCGTTTAGTTTTACCCGTTCTGTCTCAATGCTCTGCGGCAGCTTTACAATCCCGGCCAGCTTATTCAGAAGTTCGATGTCTGCCGGCCCGGAGAGTTCCTGTTTCTGGCGGCTCCACTTCATCTTCCCCCAGGACTTTATGATTGCGAACTGGACGCTGTCCGCTTCCCGGATCAGGATTCGCCCGTTCTTCATTGCCATTTTCATTTTGCTCTTTCATCCTCTCACGAATTTCTTTCTTCCATTCCGGCTCATTCTCCGCCATCCTGGACGGATCAGCGGCGATTCCCGGATTCTTGTAAATGTCATATAAAATCCCCATCATGCTCCCTGTCCCTCTTTGTAGAAGGTGTGGTTCCCATGCTCGAACAGCTTTGTCAGATTGCGACTGTGCCAGGTGTTCTGTTCCTCGCTGCTTGTGAAATAGGTAGCGCCCTGACTTTCGTCCCATCCGTGCATAACCAGGGAGAGTGCTTCCCAGCAGTCTTCGTCCGGCACCGTAGTGTAATACCTGCCGCCCTCCCTGACTGGGGAAAACTGCCCCGGCTCCATGATTACTTCCTCGATGGAATCCGGGAAGCCATCACTCCACACCCGGTTCAAAACAACAAGGATTACCAGCGCTTTTCCCTCGGCGTCTTCGCCCTCAGCTTCCGCCATGGCGATCTTGGCCAGCATGTAGGATTCTTCCGCATCCCAGTCCAGGCTACCGATGAGCGTCTGGGATGTCGTCTCTGCCGCCGTTTCCTGCTGTGCCTGAACATTGCGGACGGCATTGATGAATTCCTGTTCCTTCGCCTGTTCTTCTTTCAGGTACTGTTCCCGCTCCTCCATCATCTGTTCGTAGTCTTCCTGGTTCCACCAGATTCCTCCGTACTGCACCTGCCCGAAGTGTTCCGGTGGCTCTGGGGGTTCGTATGGGTCGTTGATGAATGCCCAGATCAGCATGCCGCCCATCAGAATACCGATCAGCGCACTGCCAACTGCCTCCTTGACCGCTTTCTTTATTTTCCGTCTTCTGGCGATACGCCTCCGGCTCTCCGCCCTGCTTCGCTGTCCGTTCAATCTCTTACACCTCCGTCTTTGCGATCCCTACCAGACATCGCTCGCTTTTCCTCCAGAGGACAATGTTCTTCTCTGATTCTGAATGGTACATATAATCCTTTGGATCCATGCCCCTCTTTCTCAGGAGTTCCTTCTGGTTCCTTGTTAATCTTTTCGGTTGCTTCATCCCTGTCTTCCTTCCGTAATTTACTACTTGACTTTCGCCAGTACCCTGTTTATGCTCTCTAGGCTTCTTGGGTCTGACATGGAACAGGTTCTCCAAGGGTTTGAAGAAAAACTGTTCTGTCCATGCTCCCTGAGTATTCT